AACTGAGTCTGGTTTTTTATGATTATCATGAGGCTACCCCCTCCTCAGCCGTTATTACCAGAAACTTATTCCTCTCGTCTTCATTGATGACGCTGCGTATATTGTAGATCTCTGAGTTCCAGCTTATTCTGTAAGCCGTTGTAATGCCTGCTATGTATCGCGTTGTAAAGCGCCACAAGCCTTTTTCTGTGAGCTGCCCCTGTAGGTATGGTTCTGTTCCAGAAACCTGTGAAACGTGCGCGTAAACGCTTTGAGCGGTGTTCCATGTATTTGTGTAGCCGCCGCCACCATCTGCGGCCCTGCTAACCGACTGTATTACGATTAGCTGCCTCATTGCGCCATTTGAAGCTGCCATTAGCCAAGCGCCATGTATTTAGAGCCACCGGCCCCGCTCATTACCTTATAAGGTTGGTAAAGTTTTGCGACCATAGGCGGAAGGGATTGTGTCTGCTGGTAATCCTTCATATCGCCGCGTTGATCGTAAAGGTAGGCGATATGCTGCAACATTCCTATCTTCAAAGGCTCTGGAATGTTAGCTACCGAGTTATACCCTGCTACATACGTCACTTCTATCGCGTTAGCCACTCTAAGCGCCGTTGGGAAGGTTTCTCCAGTTCTCAATACTACCCGCGCAGGCTCTCTAGCGGAGTCCACATAGTACCGAGAGCTTGCCATAGTCGTACCTGAATCAGCGTCATCAAAAGTTATTAGAGAAGTGACTGTCTGCAAAGGAGGCTTGGGTAAGGATATAAAGTTTTTGTAGAAGTTTAGGTAAGGACCAACTTTCGTGCCTTCCCAAAGAGGGTCTTCTGATATTCGGTCTGTATCAAGCTTTAAGATTAACGTCTGGGTAAACAAGGCTCTGCCGGTGTAGTCTTCACAGAAAATCCTGACGGCCTTGATAAAGCTTGTGACCAATGCGTCTTCGGAATTACCGCTAATTCTAAGATAGTCTTTTACGTCAGATAGCGTCAAAGGCTCACTTGTTGGCGCGGTATCAACTACTAGACCAGCCATATCAACCTCAATTCTTTTGGTAGGTTATAATTAAACTTCCTGAGCAATCCTGCGTTCCCGAGCTAGAGATAGCCGTTAATTTTACGTCTGACTTCTCTGGCACTGTGATAGGAAGGCTTAAATCTATTAGAATCTCCCCAGACCCAAAAGATACTTTCTCCTTGGTCCTGTAAACAGATCCAACCTCCTTTACCTCCAACCTGCCAGTGACGTACTTGTTTGTGGCCTCTGTCCCAGAGCTAAAGCTTACCCTGCTTATGTACGCGGTGTGTCCTCTAGGAACTGTCCATGTCGCCATCAAAGTTTGACTCTCGCCTTGCGTTATCTTAGCTAATACGCTGGCTGGCACTCCGCTCGTTACTGTCCCGTAACCTATGTATATGTCACCTTCTTCCTTATTTGTAGATCCTGCGGTTAGCACATAAGCTCTATAGACTCTAAGGAAGGCTTTTGTTGTATTTACGGCAGTTTGCCCGTTAAGAGATATTTCCTCAGAAATCTCTACATAGTCTCCGTCAACACCTTCAACTCTTACAGTCCTTGCGCCGTCCCCTGCTGCCGCATCTTCTTCGCTGCTAGAGCTTAACTTTAACGCTTGAGCTGAAGAAAGTGCATCAAAGTCATTTCCTGCGTCAGATATAGTTTTTTTGTCTGTGGAGACCCCCGCGCTATATCCAAATTTATAAACCGCGCTAGTTCCGTAGACTTCTCCACGGCGTAATTGTAATCCATATATTGAATTTAAAGACATTCTATTTAATCAGGTTTGGCAAGACTGCCGAGGTTATCATTAATATGTAGACACCCCAGATCATGTTCTCAAGTCTTCCGAACTTTTTGTCCCCAGACTCCATTCTCTCTTCTATTCTCTTATACCTTTCAGCGCAAACTTGCTCATGCGTGTCTATTTTGGCTGCGACCAAATCCACCGTATTGTTGTCGCTCATGGTCTCGCCCTAAAGAGTCTTTTTTGCTGCTTTTTTCCGTGGAGACGGCTTTTTTGCATTTAGACTATCGGTTTCTTTTTCAGTCTTTGCTTTAGGTGCAGGCTTAGTGACTTCAGGCTCAACCGTTTTTACTTCAATAGCCCAGCCGTTAGCAACAAATCCGTCCAAGGTGGACGATTCCGTGTCTTCATCAGTAGAGATGATAGAGTCAGCCTCTAATAACTGAAGATTACCATCCTTGCTTTGCCAAGGCTTAGGAACGATTATTTTGTATGCCTTCATAAAATACTCCAAAAAATTAAAGGGGTCTTGCGACCCCCTTAACTCACTTTTTACACAGCCGACAAAGTGTCAGCGTCAGTGCTGTGTCGGGCAGAGCCTTTCACAATTGAGACAGCGTAAGGAGTACCATTGGTGTGAGTGCCTGTGAAATCAGCCACTACCCGCAGGTATCGCTTTCCGCCCACATAACCGATAGAGGTTACTTGTGGAGTCTCAGCGTTATCATCCAGAGTCAAAAAGATTCCGTTTGAATCTACTGTGCCGTCCGTAACATGCAACGCAGAAGTTACCGCGCTGTAAGTAGAGTCGTCATCAGAGTCTTCAAGTTTGAAATCAATCTTAACGCTTGAGCTTAAAGTATCGCCCTCAACGCCTGTGTCCACTACTGCCATAGCAGACTCAAAGCCTTGAAGATCAACACCAGTACCATTAGCGTCAGCCGTTCCGACCACTGGAGCGATAGACTGAATGACCTTGACGTTATTAGCTAAGTCTTTCATTTATATCTCCTTATGCAGAAATCTTCTGCTTAACAATTGCTTCAGCCAGAATTACCTGACCACCTACTCTGCGGCGAGCAATGTAGCGCACGTTGCCAGTTGTAGCTTGAGTGAACGGATCGCGTAATACGGCTAGCGCAACACGGTCAACGATCATATAGCCTCTCTGGAAATCACCAAACGCTACAGGGTAGTTACCAGCGCCGACATTCGGCATATCTGCCGCTTCAACGTATGAGTAGCCCAAGATAGTGTTGGGTGAACCGCTCTCTAAGCTCATGCCAGCTTGGAAGACGTATTGACCAGCAGTGTCCTTGAGCTTGCGGATAGCAGCCAAAGTAGTCCGGTTAAATACGAAAGTAGCATTACGGCCATAATCAGACTTAATGCTATGCACCAAGGTGATTAAGCCATCGCCAGTCAGTAATGCGCCAGCGCCAGAGTTGACTTCAGCTACATCAGAGTTAGTCATAAAGTAGTCAGGCTTGCCTACAGCGTTTCCGCTGACGAAAGCTGCGCCTTCTGCTTTAGCCATCTGCTCAGTGAACTCAGACTGCATTTCTGCTTCAAGGTCAAAGACTGAATCTTCAAGATCCTGCTCTGAGATATCTACCAAGGCATACTGTTCGTGGGCAGGAATTTCTTCTAAGCCTACTTGATAGCCGGTAGTCTCTGCGCGAGTGCCACTCTCAGCAACCCAAGCTGCTGCGAATTGACCAGTACGCTTAGGAACCTGAATAGATCGTTGTGCAGTTGAGCGTGTTCGCGCAATGCTTCGGATCGGAGAGATTTCAGTGATGCCTTTGATTAACTCTCGTACATACTCTGGGGGCGCTAAGTAGCCGCCAGTGCTGTCGTTGCTAACCGTTAAAGCTTTGCGCTCTTCTGGAGAGATCCCTTCAATACCTTTACGGCAAAAAGAGTCCCATGCTTCCAAAGCTTGATCGCGCTGCTTAGATTCTGCACCAGAGGCAGGACGGCGTAACATGGTTTCCATGCGATCCATCTGATCTTTGATGTTTTCGTTTTGCTGCTTTTGGAGAGTGATTTGCTGGTTCACTTCTTCAAGAGAGTCAAGCTTAGATTCAATCTTGCCGATTTTCTCATCCAGAAGTGGATCATTCACACCCTTAGCAACATTTTCCAACTTTTGGTCGTAGCTTTTTTTGAATTCATCAAAAGCTTGGCCCATGTCGGAGATGGCGTTTTTAATGTCGTCCATCGTTTCGCTCCTTAAAAGGTTTTTAGTGTTTGAGTTAGGGTTTTTACGGCTTGCGCCAAATCAGCAGGACTTTCAGCATCGCGCTGAATGAATGCTTCATGAACGGCCTTAGCCGCTACTTTCGCTTCTGAACGAGAAAGATGAAAAACATCGCGCAGTTCATTTTCCCATTCTCTAATTGAAATCTCATCAGCCTTTACAGAACGAACCTTGGCCTTCGGGTTCATTGGGAAAGTTACCAGTGAGATCTCCATTAATTCTACTTCCTTGATTAACCGCCTTTTGGTCTTAGCGTCATAGCTCTGACCTTTGGGGCTAACTCGGAATCCAATAGACAGCCCGTCAAGAGCGCCCATCTTCATTAGTTCGTATGCTTCTTGCCCTGCTTGGGTCTTCATTGCCAATCGACCACGGACTTTAAGCCCTTTTCCGTCTTCTTCAATCTCCTCAAAGATTCCGATAGGCATATCAGTTTTGTGCTGGTATAAGAGCTTCACCCCTTTAGGGCCGGTTTTCTTTATGCTTTTCAGGAATGCTCCTTCCAGAACTACATCATTTCCTAGGTCTGTGTTGTTAAAGATAGACCCGTAGCCCTCAAAGACTCCGTAATTCTCGCTGTCTTCGTCGTATGCCTTTA